CCATAGGTATCGGAGGAGATTCCGCGCCAACCAAAGCTCATGTCGCTCACGGTCTCGCCCCCAGTCCGTACTGCAAATCCCGCGCAATCCGCTGCGTGCGGCGCTCCAACTCCCGGATGTCGCTGTCGCTTCTCACCACCGCGCCGGGGAATGTGATGTTGACCGGCGCGGCGTAGTGGTTGTTGACGACGCCGCCCCCCGCTTGGCCGCTCACGGGGACATTGGAGGGTGCGAACGCGCCCACGGCCACCAGGCGCCGCATCGATTCCCGCGCCCCGGCCACGCCGCCCTCGACGCCCATCTGAAACCCCTTGGCCGTGTTCAGGCCGATCTCCCGGAACACCTTAGACGGGGAGTTGATGTGCAGCACGTCCTTGACTGCCTGGTAGGCCGCCGTGGCCAGCGACTTAAACTCATTGATCAGCGGGGTTCGCTTGGCCTCCGCGCCGTTGGTCAGGCCCTGAATGGCATTGGTACCCGCGGTTTTGGCGTCGCCCTGCATGCCGTCCAGTTCGCCCTGCGCGGCGCTGGCCAGCCCGGCCGCGGCCGCGGCGACGTCGCCGTCTCCTCGGCTGATCGCGTCTCGCAGCGCATCGATCGCGCTGGTGCCGTCCGAGGACACCGGGTTGAGCGTGACCGGCACGTTGATTTGATGGCCCTGCTGGGCGGCCTGGACAGTTGCATAATCGATGTCTTCGACGATGTAGTCGACAATGCCCTGTTGATTATCCGTACCCTCCGGCTCAACCGGTGTGATCGTCGTGGGCACTTGTACATCGACGCTGCCAGTGCCACCGCTAGCAAACGTTAGGAATGCTTTGGCCAAATCAATTTTTGCGTCATTAGGGAGCGTGCCGGAATTATTGATCCCGTCGATCATACTCTCTTTGAGAAGCATTGCAAAAGTAGTCCCGAATTGACCGAGATCACTTTTGGTCCCACCGTCATCGGCACTTATGTAATCCGTGATCTCTGTATAGAGCTTCTCCCGTACGTCCCGGAGAAGCTTTGCCATGTTCTCCTTGCCAGGATCTAGATCATCGAGGATGCCCTCTTTCCATTCAGTGTTATCGACGTCGATCTTGAACATGCCCTGAATGAGCTTCTTTGCCGCATCGCTGAATTGAACGTCACTCGGTTTTGATCCACCTTCAGCAAGACTGGTAATGTCTTTGCTGAGCTCTTCATAGATATTGAGATTGTTTACGGCTTCCTGGATGCCAGCCGCAATCTGCGGATTCGATTCCGACAACCCCTTGGTCAGCTCAGCCATTGTTTGCGTATAGGTATTCTGGATCTCCTGTTTCTGCGCTGCGAGTTTGGCCTGCTCATCTGCGATCAGCTTGTCGCGCTGGACGGTCAGCGCTTTGAGGTCGGCCTCCGGAGCACCTGCCTTCTGCTTGGTCTCATAGGCAGATTGATATGACTTGTTGATTTCGTCCTGACGCGTCTTCGAATTCTGCTCTGCGCCATAGGTAGCAACCTGCTTTTGGTTATATGCAGTCTGAAAGGCAAGGTCTATTGTGTCCTGGTCTACTTTTGCCCCGGACTTAACCTGGAATTGGGCGTTCTTGCCCTCGGCGGATTGAGCCTCCTCTTTAAGCTGCTCAATAGCCGCGGCCTCCTCGAGTGCCTTCTGTTTCAACTCCTCGATCTTAGTAAGCGAGTCCTGCACAACGGTAGTCGACTGACCGGACATACTGGAGACATAGGTGAGCGTATCGGTACACGTCTGCTGGACGCTGGTGATCAACGCGCCGTTCTTGTCGGTGATCTCCTTCGCTTTAGTATCGTACTCATCCATCGAAATGAAGCCGTTGTCCAGCTGGGTCTTTAGGTTCGTCAGCTGCGTTTCGGTATCCAGCTGGATCCCACTGATCAGCCCGTTGTAATAGTCCTGCACCTGCGTCTGCAGATCGGTGGTCTGTTGCTCCGTGTCGGGCTGGCCGTCGGTGAGTTGCTGGTAAATCGTGTCGTAGAGCGAGTAGACGCCGCTCGTCAGCGTGCCCGTCGCGCCGTTGATAGCAGTGGCAACCTCTTGGGCCTCCGCATCCGTAAGCCCCATGCCTTTGAGGGTCTTGATCAACGTCGCCTTGTCATCGCTGATCATCGTCATGATCTTGGAGATCTCTGCAGGGGAGAGCACGTCCATCTCGGCCAGCGCCGTCCGGAGCTTGCCCTGCACGAGCAGCACGGCCACGGTGACGTCCTCAATTTCATCCGGCGTCAGCTCTAGCTTGGTCAGATCCGCCTGGAGCGTATCATGATCCTCGCCGATCATGCCGACGATCTTGCTCTGGGTGTCGGTGTCCAAAAACTTCATGCCGCTGAGCTTGTCCCGGAGCGTCTGAACTGCCGTATCAATCGCGGTTTGTACCGCGTCCGCCTGGCCGTCGGTCAGCCCGGCGGCGGAGAGCGCGGACTTGATCGGATCCAGGTCCTTGCCGATCATGGCCAAGACCGCGTCGCGCTCGTCGTCTGTCAGCACGTCGATGCTGTTGAGGATCCCGCGCAGCTTATCCACCGCGGAGGTGACGTTCGCGCCTGCGTTGGTGGTCACGTCCACGTCCAAGTTGACGTCCTTTTTGACGGTCGTGTCGGCCTCGATCTGTTCCTTGGACTGACCGTACTTAGCCACGAAGGCATCCTGTGCTTCATCCGCGGAGGTATTGAGGTTGTTGAGCCCGACCGCCAGCGCGGTCACGCCCGCGATACCCAGCGCGATCCAGCCCGCGGGGCCACTCATCACGCTGGTGAGCGCGCCGAACGCGGTGACCAACTTACCCCCGATGATTAGCACCGGCCCAAGCGCTGCGGCTAGCCCGGCCACGGTCACAATGGTGCTCCGCATCTCTGGAGGGAGCTTGCTAAACCACTCGGTCGTCTCAGCCAGCCAATCGGCGAGGTCTTCCAGTTTTGGGGCAAAATCCTCCGCCAGCTCGGAACCCAGATTAACCGCAGCTACCTTGACGTGATCAAAGCTGCCCTCAATGCCGCCGACCATCGTCTGGTAGGCTTTATCGGTCGCACCAGCGGAATTCTGCATGGCCTCCATCGTGGATGTAAAACTCTTCCGGCCCGCGTCGCTGGTCAGCGCCAGGACCGTATTGAGCGCCTCGACGCTCCCGAACAGCGTCGTGATCTTATCCGCCGATCCGCCAGTCTTGGCCACAATTTCGTCCAAAAATCCGCCCAGGCCCTTGGCGCGCAGCGCAGTCGCGGAAAAATCCAGGCCCATCGCCTGGGCCGCCTTGGTGGCGTCCGCCGTAGGTTTGAGGATCCCGGCGTAGACCGCCTTAAGGCCGGTGATCGCCTCGCTGGTGCCAATGCCCTGGCTGGTCAGAACTGCGAGCGAGGCAAACAACTCGTCCGTCCCGGTCTTAAGCTGCGCCGCCAACGGGATCACGTTGCCGATGCTGGCGGCGATCGCGCCGAACGTGGTTTTGCCGACGTTCTGGGCGATCAGCATCTGGTCGCTGACGCGCTGCATATTGTCCACGCCCGTCATGGCATAGGCGTTGAGCACGGTGGTCAGGCCGTCCACAGCCGTGGCGGTATCGGTGAAGCCACCCTTGGCCGCCTTGACCGCAATCCGCGTGTAGTCCATCGCGTTGGCGGTGTCGTTGTTGGCGGAGATCATGTCGTACAGGCCCTGACTGATGTCCGTCGGCATGGTGCGCAGCTCGTTGGAGAGCTCGCGCGTGCCGTCCTTGATTCCCTGCAGCGACAGGATGGACGCATCGGCGACCGTCGAGACTTTGCGGGACGCCGTGTCCAGCTGCGCATAGGCCGTAACCGACGCGGTGCCGACGGCCGCGATGGCCAGCGTCAGAGAGGACGCGTCGCGCCCCACCTGGGACATTGCGCTGCCGATCCCCTTGATCTTGGCCGACGTCGGCAGCGCCGCGTTGCCGAGATCCTTGACCGCGTCGATCGCGGATCGCATGCCCTTGCTGTACTTGGAACTGTCAAGGTCCAGGTACGCGATCACTTGCCCGGCGTCAATCATTTGTGGTCGCCTCCCATTTCCTCAATCAGCTTGCGGTTGTCCGTCGTCTTTGGCGGTTTCAGCCGCTGCTTTTCGCGGATTCTCCCGATGTAATCGGCGATCGCCTCGTCCAGGCAGTACGCCTCATAGGAGTCCTCAATTCCCGTCAGCTTGGACGGGGGCGTCTGATACAACTGCGCCATTGCCGCGAGGCTCGAGGCCGAGCATGCGACGAAATCGGTCCAACGCCGGCGCACCCCCCAGGGCGAAGGAGTAAATCGCGTTGTACTGCTCGTCCGTCAGCTCGACGCCCGCCTCGGTCAGCTGATCATAGGTCGGCTCCACCAGCGCGTACTTGGCCATCGCCTGGATCGCCTTGGATTGCTGCGCCTTGTCGATCTTGTCGAGCTTTTTTGTGGTCGGCGTGAACATGTCGGCCACTACGCTCATCAGCGGGTTGGGCACAAACCCAACCGCTGCCGTCATTCCGATCAGGCTGGGCCGCCTGAGCCGCACGACGAAATCGGTCTCATGCTCCCATCCGGGCAGCGCATATTCCTGGACGCCATACCTCGCTTTGATCTGCTCAAAATCAGTGATCATGCCGCTCTCCTCCTCAATTCAAATGCCCCCGGCGCAAGCCGGGGGCATCAGGTCTTGTGGCGTAGTCCGTTGTCAGGTGGTGGTCGTGCTGGGAAGCGCTTCGATGCGCTGCATGGTCATGGGGGAAACGCCGTTGGCCGGGCGAGATGCGATCTCGTAGGGCACGTTAGCGAACTCTCCGTCCTTGACGCTGCCCTTGACAGGCTTGCCTTTGCAGGCCGGGAACATCCAGTCATGGTAGCCGATGGCCTCGCCGTCAGTATCCCGGTCGGAGGTGTAGGCGTGCAAGTCGAACTTGGTGCGGCTGACGGGCGATCCGGCAACCGGTGCGGTATAGGTTTCACCGGTCTCGCCCGGCGTGCCGGTCACCGCGCCGCCGTCCACCAGCGCCAAAATCTGAGTGTGGAGCAGACTGTCTGTGAAGGTGATGTCGTAGCCTTTGACGATGTCCTCCGTTCGGAGCGTCCCGAGGACAGTGTTCTTGACGCGGAGCTCCTGCTCCGCGCCAGCAGAGACGGCGGGTGTAAATCCCAGATCGGTGGCCGTCTCAATGACGTACGTCTTGGGTGTCGTCTCGATGGTCACCACCTTGATGCGCTCGACGTTGGCAATATTGCCTCCGGTGATCATGGTATCAGCCATAGGTAGATTGATGCCTCCTTATAGCGCGCAGGGCGCTATGTACTCGATGTTTTGGACGCAGGCGCCATAGTCCGGGTCGACGCCCTCGGCGCCGGGGCTGCCGCGTGGCTTAAGGCCCATTGTGGCCAGCGCCGCGCTGGCGGTCTTGAGCAGCGGGCCCAGCTCGTCATGGCGGGCCTTGGGTACCAACGCCGATACGCCGATCACACGATACCCGGTGGCCCGGCTGACGGGAATCATCCCGCCGTCATAGACCACGACGTAGGCCGCCTTGCATTGACCGATTTTGTCACCGGGCTTGCAGGTCTCCGGGATGACGGCTTTGACGGCCGCCAGCGCCCGGTCATAGAGTGCTGCCGTTGCTGCCACCTCCCAGCTTGGCCACGCCCTTGAGGATCTCCGGGGTGTACTTGCGGATTGTCGGCCATACAATCGCCCACCGTTTGCGCATCGCCAGCTCCAGGTACACGCCATAGTTGACGCCGATGGATAGCGTGATCCGGATCAGGTCGCCGCGGCGCTCCACGCGGCCCATGATGCTGCGCTCGGCCATGTAGGTCCGGTTGATCCAAGGGTGCGTCGCCTGGGCCTCGTTCTGCATCCGGGCCGCGGCAACGCGGCCCAAGGCCTCCAGCGCATAGGCCCGGCGCTCGATCATCGCGCTGGTCTTTTGCAGCATGCCCTTGGGGTCGATCCGGAGGCCGCCGCTCATGGGATCAGCTCCAGTCGCAAGGTTGCGTATGCGCCGCCGTCTCGCGCGGACAGGATCCGGTAGCGCTCGTCGCCGATGGCCAGCTCGTCACCCTCTTGGGCAATGGGCGGCTCGTCCGGCCAGAGCACCATCAGGTAATCGCCGTCCGGCTGGTCGGCGGTCTGACCGGCGATGCTGATGGTGTATCCGCGGTAGGACTTAACGTACTTGATTCCGCCGACGTCGCCGATCACCGAGCCGTCCCGGTACAGCGTGCCGCCAGTCCGCGTTACCGGCGGGCGGGAGACCAGCTCACGCAGCCGCCGGCGCAATACAAGATTGTAGGCGTCCATGATTTCACCGCCCGTCAGCGCGCCGCAGGGGGCCGCCTTTATTGGGGCGGAACGCCGCCGCGATCGCCAGCCAGTAGTCGCGGTTGTTGGGCAGGCTGGTGCCGTCCGGCAGCGTGATGTTGTCGACCTTGGCCTTGGCCAGCGCGCCCAAGTAAATCGCGCCGTCCGCGCTGCCGGCCTTGGTGTAGTAAGCCGGAAGCTGCTCGTCGGTCAGGACGCGGCAGCCCTCGGACTCCTCGAGCATGGTCTTGATGTAGGTCAGCTCGTCGTCGCTCAATCAGATCACGTCCCGACGACGACCGCCACGACGTCGGAGCTGGCCACGGCCTTGCCCGCGGCGTCGCGGCAGGCGACCACCAGCTTGTGGCCGGCGGTCACGATCAGCTCGGCGGCGCCATCGGTCAGCGTCAGCGCAGTCCAGGCGGATAGGTCGTCGCCCAGCGCCGGGGCCGCCTGCGCCGCGCCGGTCTTGTAGACCAGCGTGCCGATGGGGGTACCGGGTGCATATTCGTGCTTGGTCACGGTGGCCACCGTCTTGGTGGAGCTGGAACCAGCCGCGCAACTGAGGGCGATTGCTGCCAACGCGGTGCGCAGCGCATATAGCGCATCCTTTTTGTTGTTCAAGACAAATGCGTCGTAGTAGACGCGACCCTCGACCAGCGTGCCGTTGATGCCCGGCGGGTCGATGTGCTCCTTGTACTCTGCCAGCTTCTGCGGCGCCGTGGTGGCCTGCGGGTGGGTCAGCAGCATTTCGACGCCGGCGGGCAGGTAGTTGAGCGGCACGGCGATCACCGGCAGCTCGTCCGCCGATCCGCTCTGGCCGTTGATGCGCGTCGACGGGTCGATCTTGGCCGCCTCGACAAACGCGGAGTCGAGGCGCAATTTGGTCCGGAACGCGCCGGTCACGTACAGCACGCGGCCCGCGCGCGGCACGTTGCGCTCATCCAGGTACTGCTGCGCGTTGAGCACGCGTTCGTAAGGCTTGGCGTCGTTCTGGCCGGTGTAGCCGCCCAGTTCCACATGGCCGGCGCCCGCCACCATGCGGTTGAGGCGGTACCTGTCGATCTCGGGGACGATGACCTCCTGCTGCTGCCTGGCCAGCGCCTTGCCGGCGTTGAGGCTGCCGCCGGATTCCTCGTCGGTGGCTTTGTCCACGCTGAAGGTGAAGGCGCGGTCGCGGCCCATCGTTAGCTCCTGCTCGCTGTTGTCCAGTTCGGCCGGCGTACCGTAGCGGTGGTCGCCGGTGCGCTGGTAGTCTCCCATCGGCGCGGTGGCGGTGGAGAAAACCTTCACGGTCTGGGCGCCGACGAAGTCGAAGTCGTGGTTGACGGCGTTATCGGTAATCGACAAAGCTTTAAAGCGCTCGTCGACGTCCGGAGCGTACTTGGTCACCAGGTTCTGAGCCATTGTTTACTGCTCCTCTCGTTTGTCGGTCGTATCACTTGTCACCCCAAAATCCGCGCTGGAAAGCATCGCGGATCTTGGAGTTGCGCGGCGTGGCCATGGGCGTGCCGGTGCCCACGCCCGGTGTGCCCTTGAGCTCCGGCAGCGCGTCCAGCACCGTCTTGGCCGCCTTAGCGATCTGGGCGCCGGCGTCCTTGCCGTCCAAGTCGATGCCGCTGATGTCCGCCAGCTTGACCGCATAAGGCAGCTTGGCCTCCGGCACGCCCTGGACGGTCAGCACCGCGCGCAGCTCGGCGTTGATCGCGCGGGTGGTCATCGCCTCGGCCCGAGCCTTGTAGTCGGGTTCGGCGGGCTTGGGCGGCTCGGGCTCTTTTGCGGGCTCGGGGATAGGAGCGGGTTCGGGCGGTTTGGCCGGTTCCGCCGGTGCGGGCGGCGTTGGCGGGATGGGCGGCGGGGTCGGTTCGGATGTAGGCTCCGGCGTGGGCGCCGGCGCAGGGGACGGGG